AATCACAAATGGTAAATATAATTGAAATATTTGTTTAATAATTGGAGACGATTTACATAATAATACATTATTAGATTGTGATATTATAAAAAATAATAACATTAAAATTAAATATTTTCCAAATATACAATTTTCAAATGATTTTTTAATTGTAAATAATAATATAAATACAGATGGTAGAAATTTAACAAAAAAATTTCAATGGCATAAACTTCATTTATTCAATACATTTTTCAAACAATGGGGTTACATTTTTTATTTAGATTGCGGAATGACGATTTTTTCAGATATATCGCCTATAATAAACGAAATCACTGAAAATACATTATTAGCCCACTCAGATGCCTATCCGAGTTATGAATGGAAATTAAATTGGCAGTTTGATAAAACAAATGAAAAATATTTTACAAAACTTAATAATACGTATAATTTGAATATTGATTATTTCCAAACAGGAATAATGTTATATGATACACAAATAATAGAAGACGATACATATGATAATTTATTAAAATTATCAAGAGAATATCCGATTAGTAAAACAAATGAACAAGGCATAATGGCGTTATATTTCACAAATATTAAACCTTTATTTAAACAAATAAAAACACATAACGAACATACATATTTTTATGATTGCTTATCAAGAAATAAAAATAATAAATATATTATGTTAAAAATATTATAAATTATGCGAACTCCTTCCAGAGTTCACTCGTATTTTGTTGCGCTGAAAGCGATGAATCGCTCCAAATACTATAGGTATTTTCAAAAGTTTTCAGATTATTCTCTGGAACATCACCGAATCGAAGTTTTCCGATTATATTCTGAAGACTTTAGTCGAAGGAATATAAAATAATGACGAATAATTACTACAAATATGAATATGTAATAATTATTTAGATGCGATCGCTTAATTGAGAGGTGCAGCGTTATATAAATTATCTAATAAGGGATGAAATGATGGTTTTGTCATGGTGTAACTGGATTGAACGATGGGCGCCATTTTCTTGACAACTTCTTGTTCTAAAGTATAAGGAAATTGGTTGAATGCCGTAAATTGCGACATTTTCTTTGCCTCCGTGGGGGCGAATCTTTGTAAAGCATCCATGCCAGTGGCTATGGATGAACGACGGATAAGATCGAACGCAACGAACAACGCAAGAACTGCTAAAATAGGATTGGTGTTCATGAACATGTAAACAACCACGGCAAAAATCGCGATTTTACCTACTAATGAATCCACCATATTGGCAACTGGTTCAGGTGTGCGGTATCCCATAATCAAATAAATTATGAATAATATTGTTAAAGTGAGTTGGCCCATATGTTCTTTTTTAAATAAGCTAGAAAAACTGTCCATATATCATATTGATAGATTTTAATTATTGTCTGCTTTTGAAAAGTAGAGCACAAATAAAACAAACTAAATAAAACGAAATAAAAATATGGTTTTTGAAATGGATATAAATAACTTTTACTAAATAATAATAACGAATAACCAACAATGGAAAATATGAAATCAATAAATACATACTTAGGCCAAAAAGGCTACACTATACCAAAAAGTGAAATAAGTATTGAAAAACAAAAACAAATTAAGACTGATCTTACTATTAAGCCTTATACGCCAGGAGCACCTGGAGGAAACAGCCAAATAACATTTCCGGCTTATCGTGAATCATCAAACAAAATGTATGTTCCGCATTACTATGGAGTTGAACAATTTGGACCTCCTAAAGAAATTAAAATTAGTGAGGGGTTAAATATTCAATTAGATTTCGCCGGAACTTTGAGAGATTATCAAATACCAGTTGTTGATAAATTTATAAAACATTGTGACGACGTTAACTATGGTGGCGGATTATTAGAGTTGCCATGTGCTTGGGGTAAAACATCTGGATCTTTATATATTCTTAGTAAATTACGTAAAAAAACATTAGTGATAGTTCATAAAGAATTCCTAATGAATCAATGGATCGAAAGAATTCATCAGTTTTTGCCTAATGCGCGAATAGGTAAAATACAAGGTCCGATTATTGACATTGATGATAAAGATATTGTATTATGTATGCTTCAAAGTTTGATATTAAAGGAATATCCATCAGATTTATTTGATTGTTTTGGTCTGACTATTCTAGATGAAGTGCATCATATTTCTAGTCAAACGTTTTCAAACGCGTTATTTAAAGTTGTTACTAAATACATGTTAGGGTTGTCTGCAACAATGGATAGAAAAGATGGAACAACTAAGGTATTTAAAATGTTTTTGGGAAATATAATTTATAAAGTAGAAAGGAAAACAGAAGATAATTTAGAGGTTAGAGCAATTACTTATAAAATAAATGATGATGATTTTAATAGTACAATTTTAGATTATAAAGGTCAGCCACAAATTAGTTCTATGATTAGTAAATTATGTACATATAATCGTAGAACAGAGTTTATTATCCAAACATTATGTGATTATATAAGGGTTGATAATGTAGATAAAGAAGTTATTAAACAACATAAATTAGGAATGGATAAAAATAATCCTTGTTGCGCAATATGTTTAAAAAATGAAAATTATTTACTTAAAAATACATGTTGTAATACAATTAAATATTGTTTAATTTGTTTAAATAATATTATTGAAGAGGCTAAAACTCCTGAAATATCTACCAATAAATCCGGTCAAGAAAAATTAACTAAAAAAAGAGCTAAATGTCCTACATGTAGTAAAGTATTAGCATTTGAACAAAATTATATAGAAAATCCGTATGTGAAACCATTAGAACAAACACATACAATTATAATGGCGCATAATTTAAATATTTTAAATTATATGTATAATAAGTTTGTTTGTAAAAATTTGGCTAGTGTTGGTTATTATGTCGGAGGCATGAGTGAAATAGAACTTAAAAAATCTGAAAAAAAACAAGTTATTTTTTCTAGCTACATTATGAGCTCCGAGGGTCTTGACATACCTACACTAAATACGGAATTTTTAATCACACCTAAAACTGATATAGTTCAAACTGTAGGCAGGATTTTAAGAGCAAAACATTCTTTTTCACATCCAATAATTTATGATTTTGTAGATTCACATGATGTATTTCAAAGGCAATGGTTAAAAAGAAAATCATATTATAAAAAACAAAATTATAAAATAATTAGCACAAATAGTTATGATTTAAATTCAAATATTAGTAATAATTGGAAAACAATATTTGATCCAAAAAATGAAAGTTGTCATAAATTTGGTATTACAACCATATGTAAAAAAAATGGTTTGATTAATGTTAATAATTCTAGCGATAACAATATGTCAGATGATGAAGACGAGAAAAAAGATAAATATTTAAATAGTCAATGTTTTCTAAAAATTAAAACTTAATGGCCTCTGCTTGCGAACCCAGCATTTGTAAAATGATTGTAATTGTCTACACAATTAGCGTTGTTAGACAAAACATGAATAGGAGGGGGATTTGCCAAACCTAATTCACTCGCTGGTAAGACTCCTCCAACAGAATAAGTTGGTGTCATAGGAAGGTTATTTTGGTATTGACCATATCCGCCCAGTTGACGTCTGGCACGACGCGATTTCTTTCCTCCGACTCTTGATCTTGATCTCGATCTAGACCTCGATTTTGACGCATATTTTGACTTAATTCGTCTTCTAATACTTTTCGTAGTTTTTCTACCCTTCATCTTATACTTTCTAGTGATATTTTTTATTTTCCTTTTTAACATTTTAGCACCCCCTTTAAATGTACAAATTCCTGGCACATATCCTGCCGCAGCATCAATATTATTTTTGGCTCCTGCTAAACCAGGAAGTCCAGGAATTTCATTTGTGCCAAAATTTGCCGGATTATTCGTATTTGTCACATTTACATAATTTCCATTCACATTACTTAATGGAGTTATATTACCGTATCCTAAATTAGAAGCGGATGACATTTATTATATATAATACATAAATATAATAAATAATTTTTGGAGGAAAACGTAGATGAAGCGCCGCAAATCGAAGTTTTCCGATTATATTCTGAATACTTTAGTCGAAGGAATATGTATGGTTGTAGGTGTGTTACATATATATATGGGTTTTTATGTTACACATATGTTCGATTAATACGATAACCAGTATGACATAAAATTTCTAATGGGAACGCATCTCCAACTTTCGCAACATCAAATATTGTTTGAGGGCAATTTTTACCATTTCCAAAAATAATCACATCATCATTTATTTTATCCTTCTCTTTCGCCTCAACAATAATTTGATCCATACTAATCAAACCTAACACCTTTCTTTTTGTCCCATTAATATAAACATTCAATTTTAATGATGCACTCCTTGGTATAATATCCGCATAACCTATTGGTAAAACACATATCCTCATTTTTCTCGGCGTAATATATTTCCAATCGTAACCAATACCTTCTCCTTTATTTACATCCTTTAATTGAATTATATACGACTTTACTGTCATGGCTAATTTTAAATGCTTATGAACTTTATCATTTCCAGGAACCCCATAAATACCTGAACCTGGACGAGATAATGTAAAATCGGATACATCATAATTTAAACATCCGCCAGTGTTTGCTATATGAACGAATGGCGGTATAATATTTATTTCCGCCAATTTTGCCCTCATTTCTCTAAATTTTCGCAATTGTTCATTCACGATCGGACTATTTTTTATTTCCGAACAAATTAGATGTGACATCATACCAACTAATTCGAATTTGTCGCTATTATTTACATCAATTGTTGCTTGATAAGATTTATCATATGGTATACCAGCACGATTTATACCTGTATCTATAAACATGGTAATTCTCACTTTTTTCCCTGCAGGAATCATTTTTTCTAATTTTGGAATATGATTTTCATCAAAAATAGCAATATCTATATCTAATTGTAACGCGTCTTTAAATTCAGGGCCGTCTATATCATATAACCAAGCTAACACTCTTCCTTTGTCGCCGCTATTTCTTAATAATATCGCCTCGCCTAGTGTGGCTACTCCAATATATTTTATACCAATGTTTCTTAAAATTTTGGCAATATCAATTAAACCGTGGCCATAAGCGTCTGCTTTCAAAACAGGCATTAGATCTGTTCCGGTTTTCTTCTTCAAAAAGGTTACGTTACTTTTAATGGCTTTAATATCTATTACAGCTTTGATATCTTTATCAGACGAAGGTATTTGGTAGATTTTGGCGGTTTTATTTTTATTCATTATAATTCTTCTTTTTTTAGTACCAGATTTCATTCAATATTTATTATTATATGTTGTTATAATAATAAATAGTATTCGTATTATTATTATGATCGTTGTTATTATTATGTTTAGTTTCATATTATTATGTATACACTATTATGTATTTGCGAATTAGATTTTATAATTTTTCAACTCATTTATAGAGGCGATCACCATATTTTTATCAGCTACTCGCAAAGGATACCATTTTTTGAATTTATAATTATATGCGCAAATCATATTATATGATTTATTAATATCTACAAACCGATCTTCTTTTTCGTTTTCAAATTCTTCTTCGTCGTCACTTTCTTCTAATGCGTCCAAATTTTGATTCTCTTTGATATTTCTAAAAAGTTTATTCATCATAACACTTGTTGTATAATCTGGAATATAGGCGACGTTATATAGCTGTTCTACATTCGTGCTATTATTATTATTATTATTAACACAATATAGATGATATATATCATTTTGAATATCAGGCTTTATTTTAAACACGATATCTCTTTTTTCCTTATTGTTTTTATTTTCATAATTTACAGGACGTATATTATTATTGCGAGTAGGTATATTTGTAATTCGAGTAGGTATATTTGTTATAGATTTTTGGGGTGAAACCTCCGTCACAAAAGTCTCAGATGGTATAGGTTTTTCCATGCGCTTTTCGTTTGTTCCAATAAGAAATGGCATGTATAAAAAGTTACCAGCTCTGTGAAATGATCTAAATTGAATAGAATCTATCTTATATTTTAGATCTTTTATTCGCGTCAATAAATCATTTAAATTATCACTGAATACAGGCAATCCAAATACAATAAAGGATTTATTATATGAGATCTGTTTCATATCATGTTTCATGATAGTTTTCATCAATGTAAACTTTTCTAACCAATTTCTCCGCGACACATCTTTTCCTTTGTATAAAAATACATCCTCTATAGTAAAAAAATTATTATATGAATGATATAAATTTGTACCATAAAAAATGGTACCATAAGCCAGATCATTATTAAAACAACCATTCATTATTCGAATATTCGTAATTTGTTTATTGTCGGTTAATTCCAGAATAAAACATACACTTTTCTCTTGATATTCTGTAAACCATGCGAAACATTTTTTTCCTTCTGGAATAGCTACATTAATATCCGCATTATAAACCTTCTTATGTATAATATTTTCATAAGAAAGTTTTATATTTGGAAAGTCTGAAATGATCGACTCTTTTTCACTATATGATAACATTATTACTATAGTTATATTCGTGTGGAATCTTTATATTATTTTTATTATTTAAATGATGAATAAGACTGTATACCCATCATAGAATCTAGTGCGGTAATATCAGTACTAGTATTGTTATTCGAATTGTTATTCGAAGTGTTATTCGAATTATGATTCGTATTTAATTGTTTTTTTAAGAAATTTTTTAATTCGCTTTTCATGGTAGGAGTTGGAGTTGGGTCTGGTTGCGGCAATAAATCTGAAATGGTATATTCGGTATTATTTGAATTATTATTAATGCCATTGCTATTGCTACTACTTGAAATAATATTATACATATTTTCATATTTTTGTGTCGGCGAATTTACTAAATCTTTAATTTTGGGAACAGTTAACGTTGATTTAAAAAAATTGAATAAGTGGTGAACTAAAAATATTAAAATGATTGATATAATAGTAAATTGGATGATCCAGGATAACATATTATAGCAAAATATTAGTTTAACTGAGATAAAAACACATTAATTTCTTCTTTTATGGAAGAATGATTCATATCCGTTTCATTTGGGGCTTCAAAATAAAAATCGACTAGATTAAAATCCGCATATCTATTTTGAAGCAATCCATAGGCATTCGTCGGTAAAGAAACATCCGTTTTATGTATACCTTCAACTACTAATTTAATCACAGATTTTGGCGTCAATTCATAATAAAAAGTAGTCACATTTTGTCTAATATGATCCACTGGTATTTGATTACTTTTTGTCTTAATAACCATAGACGAATCAATGAATAAATTATCCTTTTTTTCCACCAGTCCATCTGTATAATCTATTTTATAAATAGCCGTATCATCAACCATAAAAATACCTTCTGAAGAATACAGCATACATGTTTGGCTAGTAGATGTGTAATATTTATCTATTACTTGACATTTTTTTGGTAATTTTTGAATATCATAATTTTGAATATACATTTTCATTATTTATAATTTATTTGTTGTAAACTATTTAAACCTATTAAATTAACATTATAAATAATATATGTCACAATCACAACCATTAAATATTATTATTGTTGAAAAAACCGGAGTTTTAAAAAGTCTGGCCATTAAAGAGTTCAAGGAGGAGGAACTTTTCAAGAAATGCGGATTTAAAAAGGCCGATGATTTTATCAAACAAACCGAATGGAGTGTAAAATGTGATGGTAAAAAATATTACATTCAGGTGTATGCGAAAACTGATGGTAGAGCGAATAGTGAAAACAAGTATGATTTTCCCCCACCAATTGATAATAAATTGTTTTTTGGCAGTTGCGCAATACTTGCTAAAATTAAGGTGGATTCGGATCAGGTGTATGCGAATCTAACCTTGGAACTTTGGTCAAAACTATATGAGAAATTATTTGGTGGGTTTGAGGATTTATCCAAAACTGCTTTAGAGGATGAGCAAGAGGAGGATGAATTGGCGAATGTTCCCAAAGAAAAGAAAACGAAACAGGGATATTTAAAGGATGGTTTCGTAGTAGATAGTAGCGAGACGGAAGATGAAGCAGATGATAGTGATGAGGACGAAAGTGAAGAGTTTGATGACGAAGATGTCAGTAATGAAGATGAAACCGATGATGATATCGTGATTGAGGATATTGGGTCGGAATTAAGCGAAGATGAATATGAATATACTTCGTCCGACGAAGAAGACGCGGAAGAAGAAGAAGATGATAAAAATAAAACAAAATAGTGTATAATCGTTCATATCTAAATGTAAATGTAAATGTAAACTTAAAATTAAAATTGATATTGATTTAAATATAACTTATGTATGTAAATCAATAAATATGCCGTTACCTAAGATTGAAAAACCGGAAATATTTCGTTTGAATATTCGAGCAAAAATTGACGGTATTTTAAAAAATGAAAAAAATAGCTCTAATTTAGAAAAAGGGATCTTTAATTATGCTTTGAAAGAAGCGGATCAACGCAAAATTGTAAAAAAATGGGATAATAAATATTTTGTACAAATTTATGTCGATAGATTGCGCAGTATCTACACCAACTTAAACCAAAAAATTATTGCTCAAATTAACGACGGTTCTATCAAAGTTCATACAGTTGCGTTTATGAACCATCAAGAATTGTGTCCTGAAAAATGGGACGAACTTATTACGCTAAAAAGTAAAAGAGACCAGAACAAATTTGAAACAAATATTGAAGCGGCTACAGATACTTTTACTTGTCGCAAATGTAAATCTAAAAAATGTACATATTATTTGCAGCAAGTACGCAGCAGTGACGAGCCCATGACAATTTTTGTTGCGTGTGTATCGTGTGGTAATAGATGGAAGACCAGTTAAGCTGTTAAATTATATTCGTATCCATCATAAAACAAATAATATATTTCTAACAATTCCATATTTTCATCATTAGTTATTCTTTCAATTTGTGTATAAATGAATTCTTTTAATATACACATTCTATTTTTCATAGACGGATTTATTGTAATTCCGTTTGAATTTACAAATTTGTCTGGGTTAAACCGTATAAAAATGAACTTTCCGCTATGTAACATATATACATCATCATACCTAATCACTTCATCCGATTTATCATAATTGCTATGTTGATTTTCATCAGTTTCAATACATAATAAAGTATTACCTATTATGTTTCTATGATCAATACGACGACGATGTGAACAATCACAATTCCCTGTCCATAATGGTTTATCATGTATAAATCCATTAAAATTCATATTTAAAAAATCTCGTACAAAAAATTCCTTTGTTTTTTTCCTGATATTGGAAGCCAATGGATCATTTGGAAATAAATGTTGAAAACAAAATGTACAATAATATTTATATTTTATATTACCTGTACCAGTACAGTCGATATTTTTACATTTATCCATTACATTTATCATATCATCGTCTTTACAAGATGAACAAAAACGCGCAATTAATCCTTTAAAATTAAATGTTGCTTGTTTAGAACTACATTTGATACATAATCTTTTTCGAATTAGTATCATATCATCTTTTTTACATCCTTTACAAAATTCAGGTATTAATCCGTGATAATTAAAACTAGGTTGATATTTACCACAATAACATTTCTTATGAGTTACATCTATCATATCTTCATTTTTACATTTACTACAATATTCAGGAGTTAATCCGGTATAATTAAAATTAGGCCTTGTACTTTTACCGCATTTACATGGTTTATCTTTCACATTTATCATGTCAGTCGTTTTACATTCCTTACAAAATTCTGCCTTTAATCCTTCCAAATTAAACGTGGGTCTACTTTTACCACATTTACATAATTTATCATTCACATTTATCATATCAGCTGTTTTACATTCTTTACAAAATCGTGATTTTAGTCCTTCCAAATTATACACTGGTCTGCTTTTACCACATTCACACATTTTACAAATTAAATTTATCATTTTTGGGTCTTTATGTTTAGAACAATATTGAGTCCCTTTACCATTATAAAACCCAAATGATGCGGTGAGTTTACATTCTTCAAATATACATTTTTTATGTGGCATATTCTATAGTATATCTAAAGATAATATTTTAAGTTCTTTTTTATAAAAAACAAATGAATTTACATAATTTCTTTTAGTTTTTCTTTTCGTTTCAAATATGCCTTTTTGTTTCGTTCTTTAATCACTTCTGGTGACACCGGAGGAGGAATATAATTATTTTTTTCTTTATATTCTTTTACCTTTTGTATAATTTCTTCTTTATTTTTATCATAATATCTTTTTGTATTGTTTGTATATTTTTTAAGTTGTTCTTTGGTGTTAATTAGTTCGTCTTGTAATTTTTTATTCTCTTCTTCTAATAATTTATTTTTTGTTATAATTTCATCAACATTCATAGTTAGTATAATATGATAAATATTTTTTATATAATTTATCATAATATTTATTTTGACATTTGTATTCCGTTTTAAATGTCCGAAGGTGTAAATGTTCAAGGGTATAATTTGCTTTAATAAAACAATTATCTACTGCGTGTACTACGTTTTTTCGAGTATTTTATTTTTTTGGATTTTTTAGATTTTTTAGATTTTTTGGATTTTTTAGTCTTTTTAGATTTTCTCTTAAAAGATCTTACTAAATGACGTCGGCGTGATTTATTACCACCTTCCTCAGGCATATAATCCATATTTTTGTTGGAATTATCTACTTTTTTAGAATCAGCTAATAAATTAGTAGATCTCGATTGAGAATTGTCATTCAATAGGTTGTTCTCGGCCATACTTTCTTCTCCCATACCATTGTTGTTTTTGCTCTCAGAATAGTATCCTGGTTTGGTTGTGGGAGGCGACGGAAACATATCATTAAATTCCTTAATTTCAGCAGCGGTCATTTTATTTTTATTTTCGTCCATATATATTTATACGAATATATTATTTTAAGCGTATTAAGGGTGATAGATTTCCTTAATGAGAGAAAACTCTTTTCGGTTCAAACTCCTTCGGTTACCAGGTATAACGGTATAATAAAACGATTATTGGAATGATATAGATAAAATAGAAGGAAAACTCACGCAAAAATAGAACGCATTTTTTGAAGATAAACGGATCCCTTACAATCAATTTATTATCGTCGTCTTTCGAATAATCATAAATATATTTTCGCAATACCTCGTCAGGAAATTCCGGCGCAATTTTTCTTATAAACATCACAAAATTAGTATTATTTTTTTTATTATGTATATTTTTTTCAATAAACTGAATATCCGTAGTATTTCCCTCTTTAAATAAATAAGGGCTCGTTGCGCTAGCCATCCGGTTCCAATCAGCAGCATGTGAATTGGAACAAATCGCGTCATTTAATTGTCTACTGGAATGTAACATAATCGCAAACAAGCTTTCATTCGCTAACCCACCATTACAAATAGTTGTCATAATGTCTCCCTTGTTTTTTGCGAAACTAATACAATTAAATACATTTTCTCTCTTCAATACAAACCAAGGATCATTTGCCAATCTAAATTCTTCCGGAAGAAGTGCTAAATTTGCCCTTTTATGGAACTGTATATTCCAATAAGCCTTTTTCCAACTAAATATACTTTTATTGTAATAATTGTAAAACAAGTATTTAAATTTAGTGGGGGAAATGATAGGACAACATGAGTCTGTTAACATACAAAACCATTCATTATGTTTATCATGGTTCATAGCAAAATTCATTAAGGATAAATATGCTGGAATTACATGATAATAGCTGGTTTCGTGTATACAGCTGGGTGGTATAGTATGGTCAAGTATCCATTTTGACTTTATTTTTTTTATATCTTTGTAATAAAAATATACGTTAATTATATCTTTATTAGGTTCAATCCAATCACGCCATATTTGTTCTTTATTTAAAATATGATCGTAACTAATAATAAAACATAACGCAATCTTCATATTACAAATTAGCAAATACAATATATTATTCAGATTTACGAATATTCCTGTCCTAATCATCTAAATTAGTTTGTTCTTCAATCATACTAAATTCTTCTTCTTCTGAGAAATGAACAGAATATCTATTTGTTGTTTTGAATGATAAAAAATTAAAAAATAAATGTAAATAATATTTGATCCTAAGAAAATAATTTTCCCAATTCATAATTTACTAATAAATTGTAGTTATACAATTATTTATATTATTTATCGAATATAGTAAATAAAATTGATTATATATTATTCCAAATAACATATAATATAAACAACCAAACAAAAATGAAGAGTGAGATCGTATATATAGAAAAAATACATGCCGAAATAACATTTTATATAGGTACTGGACCGAAAGATAATTTTGAGGTGATTGATATGGGTGCGCCAGATGATATATGGTTTCACGCAAAAGACGACTCTTCTTGTCATGTCGTAGTAGAATTGCCAGATGATATTCGCCTAGATAAATCAGAACTAAAAACAATTATAAAAAAAGGTGCTCTGCTTTGTAAGCAACATACGAATAAACTTAATAATAATAAAGATACTGCATTTATTTATACTCCGGTTAAAAATGTGACAAAAACAAAGGTAGCTGGATGTGTCCTAACAAAAGATACGAAAACTATTATTTGTTAGGAGATCAGAGCGATCATTTATTATAAGCGATCATTTATTATAAGCGATCATTTATTAGTCTTATCAATAAAAACAACCTTGGCAATATTTTTAATAATTTTATTTTCGTTATCCACGTCTTCATTTCCAGATCCGCCGTATGCTTCAATATATATTTTATTAAATTGATCCGATTTTCTAGAATAGCTGTTGATACAATCAGGATATTTATCTTTAAAAAGATTAATATTCATGCTATTTTTTTTCGCAATATGTTTAATTGCCTTTTTCAGTTTTTTGTTACCTTCTTGCTCTTTTTCCCATTTATCATTGTCTTTTACATACATGACTTCCCTCTTTGTATCCGCACAATGAACTGGTCGCTTACTAACATCCAGCGCCTTTAAGTTTTTGATAATAATGTCTGATATACCATTTACGAAGCCGACTTCCCCAATCATCTCTAGATCACACAGTTGTAACTTTAATGAGTCTACGAAATCCATAATGTTCATCGCATCTTTACATGTTTCGTTTAAAAACACATTCAGGTTAAATGTTTTATTATGGCTATTGCTCATATTATTAGTTACATTTGTGCCGTTTTTACACAATTCAAAGACCATTTCCTTAAAATCATTATTTTCCTTCATTAGTTCTTTATTTTGTTTAACAACTTCTAAGACGAGATTAGATAACAGCTTAATATCATCTTCAGTATCATTCTCAGTCTCATTCTCATTCTCATTTCCAGGAATATACATTTCTATAAAAGTACACCTTTTTTTATGACCACATAGAGTTGACTTATGCGAATACACTTTACCACAAACGCACTCGTATATTTTATCATTCTGAAATTTGGGATTTTTTGGGATTTTTTGGGATTTTTGTTCGGATTTGTTAGGATTTGATAAGGATATGTGCTTCTTGGTCTGAACGTGTTTCAGGTAATCCTTTTTGCTAAACGTAGCATAGTCACAATTTTTACAATGAAATATTAGGGGAT